TGACACCTGAGTGGGCTGCATATCGTCAGGCGCTCCGTGACATCACTGCTCAAGAAGGTTATCCTTACTCGGTCATCTGGCCCACCAAACCGGAGTAAACAATGCTAGGATTTTCCCCTCTCGCCTCGGCTCCGTTAGGTGATGATGGGGCTGTTGCTGAAGTAATCTATCTCCTTACTGGTGTAGGTATTACTACAGGTATTCCAACTGCAGGTAACTCTAGTGTATCTCAAGAGCATGACTTAAGTGCTGTAGGCATTACTACGGACGTTCCTAGTATTGGTGCATCTAACTTAGCTGAAACTATAGCCATTACCTTAACGCCTATTACTGCTGGTTTACCTACTGTAGACTCGGCAGGATTTACGCAAGTACATTCCGTAATTCTCGTTAATATCACTACAGGTACACCTTCCATTGGTGCTTCAAGTATCTCTGAAGGTAATGTATTAGGTGCTGTAGGCATTACTACTGGCTCCCCCGTTATCGGTACACCTACCTTAGTACAAGACCAAGTTATTGTAGCTAATAGTTTGACGACAGGATCGCCTGTTATCCTACCGTCAACCTTGGATCAAGACCATTCACTAGCTGCTGCTAACATCAACGCAGAGCCTCCTGTCATTGGTTCACCTACTGTATCTGAAGCTACAGGCGCTATTGCACTTCCCATTACTACAGGTGCGCCTACCGTTGGCTCCTCAAGTATAACCCAAACGCATAACATAGATGCCGATGGTGTAGTTTCTCAAGAGCCTACTGTAAGCCTGTCTGTTATTACCCAAGTTCACCAACTAACTTTGGTTGCTGTAGTAACGGGTGCTCCAGAAGTAGGTATAGGGTACCTTAATGCCGCACAGGGTAGAGCTGTACATGTATCTAATAGATCATACAATGTAGTTTCCGTAGGTAGTAGTATAAACTTCTGTGTACTATCAGCAAACACTCCGAATAAAGTAATAGTAGAGAACGCTAATGAGGCCGCATAAATGAGATTCTACATTAAGCAGAACGACACAAGCCCCTCTATGTTAGCCACCCTACAAGATGCTAATGGTGTAGCTGTTGACGTAACAAGTGCCACTGTTAATTTCTACATGGGAAATATCAATGGTAATGTTGTAAACTCTACTGCCACTATTGTAGATGCTGAGGCTGGTCAAGTCAGATATGATTGGGTAGCTTTAGATACGTCTGACTCAGGCATGTATCAAGCAGAGTTTGAGGTTGTATTCATCGGTGGTGTTAAAGAAACTTTCCCTAATAGTGATTACATCTCTGTAGTTATCAAGCCTGACCTTCAAGATTAAAAAGGAAACCCAACAATGGTTGACAAGACCCTCTCAGAAGGTAAAGCTAAGACCATCCTTGGTGTATCCGGCTCTAATGTACAGAATGGGCAGATAAGGGCAGATGAGTTCCTCCCTGAACTCCGTGGTAAAAAGGCTATTAAGACCTATCGTGAGATGCGGGACAATGATGCTACCATCGGTGCTGTACTCTACGCTGTAGAACAAATCCTTCGTGACGTAGACCTTAAGGTTAAGCCTGCTGACGATAGTGACCAAGCTAAACTAGAGGCCAACTTCATCGAGTCTATCTTTGAGGATATGGAACATACACTAGATGACCACATATCTGAGGCTCTTAGCTTCTTGGGTTTCGGCTTCTCTTTCTTTGAGGTAGTTTATAAGCGTAGGGTATCCCAAGCGACTACAAACCCTAAGAAGCGCAGCAAGTTCCCTGACGGTCGTATTGGTGTTCGTAAGCTGGCCTCTCGTGCTCCTTGGACAGTCTCTAGGTTTGATGTAGATCAGAAGACTGGTGACATCTTGGGTATGTACCAAGACACAGGTATGGCCTTCTCTGATGGTGCTCACTTCATCCCTACTACCAAGGCTCTTTACTACCGCACTACGGTAATTAACAATGACCCTTCAGGGCGTAGTATTCTCCGTAACGCCTACACTAGCTGGAAGTACCTTAACAACCTTCAGTCTATCGAAGCTATCGCTGTAGAGCGTGAACTTGCAGGTATCCCTGTTGCTCGTATCCCTTCTGAGTACCTTTCCCCTGATGCGAGCCTAGAACAAAAGGCTTTCTTGGGTAACCTACAGCAAATCCTTCGTGACTTGAAGTTTAACGAGCAGGGTTACATAGCCCTCCCTTCGGATAACTACCCAGATAAAGATGGTGCTCCTAGTGGTCAACGTCTTGTAGACATCGAGTTGATGAGTTCCTCAGGTACTCGTAACATAGACATTGATCCTATTGTGCGTCGATACCAGCATGACATTGCCCGTAGCGTACTCTCTGAGTTCCTTATGCTTGGTGGTGGCAGCACAGGCTCATATGCCCTCTCTAAATCAAAGACTGACTTGTTCCTTCGTGCCTTAGAGTCCTACATCCAGACTATTGTAGACGTACTCAATAAGCAACTCGTAGAGAAGCTGTGGGAACTGAATGGCCTTGACCCTAAGCTGATGCCTAAGATCATTGCCGGAGATGTCGCGCCACATGATCTTCGTGAATTGGGTAGCTACTTGCGTAATCTTAATGGTGCAGACATTAACCTAGCTTCACAGCCTGACATTGTAGACGCCCTCTTGGATAACGCTGAGTTGCCTAAACTTAACAGGGAACTCTATGAGCAAGACCTAGAGGCTGAACGTAGGATTGCTACCGCTCGTGCCGATTTCTATGACGGACCTGACGACAATGTTGTAGGTAGCACTCAAGAGACCAACGGCAACGTGATAGGTGAGTAGATGACCACATGGAGCAGGAAGAACTACGAAGTTCCAGATGCTAGGTTAGTACAGGCCGAGAGGGAGATTTACCAACAGTATGGTGACATGGTGTCCATAGATGCCAAAGCTAAGTCACTCATCAAGTTTGGTAAGTCTAACCTTTTGACGGCAGGTGACTTTGCTACAGTATGGACCAGAGGTAACGATGAGGTCTACGTAGATACAAACTCTATTGATACAGTCTCATCTAGTGTAGCTACAGACGTAGAAGAACTCTACCTTGAGTGCCACACTATCTCAGGTACAAATAGTGACGAGAAGTTTGACTTCCTTACTCAAGTAGTCGCTGTCAACGGTCAGAACAAAGTCCTGCTACCTATACCTGTAGCTAGAGTGTCCACAATCTACAACAATAATGGTAGTTTGTTTCAAGGTGAAATCAATGTCTATGAGGATACTGCTATCGTAGCTGGTGTACCTACAGACCTCACTAAAGTACACGCCCATATAGAAGAAGGCTTCCAGCAGTCCTTTAAGGCCGCAACGACATTTAGTGATGAAGACTATTACATTATGACTGGTGCCTTTGGTGCAGTATCTCTTAAGGCCACTGCGGTAGTTGACTTCTACTTAGAGATTAGACCTCCCGGAAGTATCTTTAGGCAGATTGCGGCTACGAGTGCAAACTCTAGTGGTGGTGCTTGGAGCCTAGATTTCGACCCTACAATCATTATACCTAAGAACTCTGACATTAGGGTAAGAGTAGAATCAGACTCTAACAATGCGGTCGCTTTCGCTAACTTCAAGGGCTACATAGCAAAGGTAGTAACATGACTACAATTAATAAAGCTCAAGAGGTCGCTTTACGTAAAGCTCAATACGCTACAGATATCTTCACTACAGAAGGTGAAGCTAAGGCTCGTAGCATGGACATGGGCCTAGATGGTGTAACTCACGTCTCTGAATACGATGGACAGGCCGTTTTTATGCCTGCTGAGAGCCATGAGGCTTATTTGGCATACTACGGTGCCGAAACTGAAGAAGCCCCCTCTGACATGCGCTTAGAGGCTCTACGAGTAATCATTCAAGAAGTGATGAAGGAAGAGTTTACTAAAGCTGACTACCAAGGCGAACAAGTTACCCTTAACAAGCCTCGAAGGACCAAAGGTGGACCTAAGAAGTTCGAAGTGTTCGTTCAAGATGGTGGCAAGGTCAAGCGAGTAACCTTCGGTGATCCTAACATGGAGATTCGTAGGGATGATCCTAAAGCTAGGGCTAACTTCAGAGCTAGACACTCTTGTGACAGCAAGAAAGATAAAACATCAGCAGGCTATTGGTCGTGTAGGATGTGGGAAGCAAATACTAGCGTGGGTGATATGACTAAATCTTCTCCTAATACAGTTAAGATACTCAAGATTGATGAGGAACAGCGTATTATTTACGGTTGGGCTTCTGTGACAACCTACAAAGGTGAACTTGTAGTTGACCTACAGGGTGATGTCATCAAAACAGAAACGCTACACAAAGCCTTTAATGAGTTTATGAAGGGTGTGAGGGTCGGTAAGATCAACCACTCAGGTGAGCAGGTAGGACAGATCGTCCACTCGTTCCCTATGAGCAAAGAGATTTGTGAAGCACTTGGAATCCAGTCTGACAAGGAGGGTGTTATTTCAGGTTTCCATGTAACTGATGACAGCCTCTGGGAAAAAGTCAAGTCTGGTGAATATGCGGAGTTCTCCATAGGGGGCCGCGCACAAAAACAGGAGTTCTAATGCCTACTGAACTTATTAACCTAGAACTTGACGAATTGAGTCTTGTTCCTAAAGGAGCTAACCAGATGGCAAAAGCTCCTATTTTCAAAGCTCTCAATGGAGATACTATGACCGAAAATGTAACCAAGATGTCTGACGACATGAAAGCAAAGCTGAAGCCCTTTATGGACAAAGGTATGTCCGAGGATGAAGCGATGAAGGCTTATGAAGCTGGTATGAAGAAGTCCCTTGAGGAGACTCTTGCTAAGTCGCAAGAAGAAGTAGCCAAGCTGAAGCTAGAGAACGAGAAGCTCCGCAAGGGTCTCTTGGATGAAGGCTACACCATCGAAGCTGACAAGATCACCAAAGCTGCTCCTGCTGAGTTTGTAGAGTACGATGGTGAAAAGATTAACAAGGCTGACATTCCAGCCCCCATCCTTAAGGCCCTTGAAGCTGCTGAAGTCGCTAAGGCTGACGCTGAGCTGACCAAGAAGGCCGAAGCTACCCTCCCACACTTTGACACTGATGTAGCTAAGTCCCTTCTGTCTGCTGTAGCTAAGATGGCTGATGCAGATGCTCTCGTTGCTGCCCTCCAAGCTGCTGATAAAGCCTTTGAGGACAAGATGCAAGAACTTGGTAAGTCTGCCACTGATGGTGAGTTTACTACACCCAAAGAGAAACTCGATCACATGGTTAAAGCCTATGCCACTGAGCATAAGGTAGATACCTACAAAGCCTACGCTGAAGTTGCTAAGACCGCAGAAGGCAAAGCCCTCATTAACAAATCCTACAAAGACAAGGAATAACTACTATGACTGTGATGCAATCGCGGGACAACCGCACCTTCGAAGCTGGTGGTGACCTCTCTGCCGCTCAATTCAAGTTCGTATCTTTGGCCGCTGATGGTCAAGTAGACGTAACTGCTGCTGCTGGTGGCAATGCCATTGGTGTCCTCTTGAACAACCCTGCTGTTGCTGGTTACGCTGCTACTGTATGCGTCTCTGGTGACGTTATGGTTTATGCTGGTGGTACAATCACTGCTGGTGACCAAGTTCAGTCTAACGCTACGGGTGAAGCACTCTTGGCTGCTACTGGCGATGTCGTCTTGGGGTATGCACGTGAAAATGCCGTTGATGGCCAACTCATGCGTATCGAATTTATCACTGGCGGCAACGTAGCAGCCTAAGCATAGTTAAGGAAAACTAATATGCCTCTTTTGACTCCTAGTGCTGTTCACATTGACCAGCCATTGACCAACCTGACGATTGCTTTCAACCAAGAGCCTTCGAACTTCATTGCGGACCAAGTGTTCCCTGTAGTTTCGGTTCCTAAGCAGTCCGATAAATACTACATCTACAACAAAGATGATAGCAACCGTACTGGCAACGTAAAGAAGCTGGCACCTCGTACTGAGGTAGAGCGTATCGGTCTGCAACTGTCCACAGATGCTTACTTCGCTGAAGTCTATGGCCTTGGTGCTGACTTCTCCGAGCAGGACATTGCTAACGAAGATGCAATGCTTGAGATTCGTGCTCAGCAGGCATTTGATGTAGTCAACCAACTCCGTATCCACCGTGAAGAGCAGTTCGCTGACACATTCTTCAAGACTGGTGTTTGGGGTACAGAGTACACTGGTGTAGCTAACGCTGACAACGATACAGCAGCAGAAGTCACACAGTGGTCTGACTACACAAACTCTACACCTATCGTAGACGTTACTACTGCTCGTCGTACAGCCTTCCTCAAGTCTGGTGGCTTCGACATGAACTCTATGGTCGTTGACGTAGAGACACGCGATGTTCTGGTCAACCACCCTGATATCCTTGCCCGTCTGAACGGTGGTGCTACTATCACGAACACTGCTCTGGTGACTAACGCTAAGCTGGCAGAAATCTTCGAGGTAGAGAACTTCTTCGTTATGAAGGCTATCCGTAACACTGCTGCTGAAGGTCTCACAGCCGCTAACGGGTTCATCAGCTCCAAGAAGGCTATGCTGGTCCACGGCCCTCGTCGTGCTGGTCTGCGTACTCCTGCTGCTGGTCTCACCTTCGCTTGGGATTCTATCCCCGGTGTCTCTGGTATGGGTATCACAGTAGAAACATTCTCTGATGATGCACTGAAGCGCCAGCAGATCGCAGAGATGATCCAAGTTAAGATGGCCTATGACATGAAAGTCACTGGCGCTAACTTGGGTGTGTTCTTCAACACTATCGTTGCTTAAATTACTATCGGTGTCCTTGGTCTTAGGATCGGGGACACCACCCAAAGATGAAGTGTATAAGCACTCAATAATAATAGAACATAAACAGTATCTCAAAGAGAGAAGTCACATGAAAGATAAAACACCTATCCACCCTACATATCTAGGTTGGCAACTCGATTGGCCCGTCTTCATTAAGATTCCCTTTAACAGTGGAAACCGAAACTGGACCAAAGGTGAAGAGTACAAGTGGGCAGAACTAGGTTTCGACCAAGCTGCTGTAGCTCGACTATATGCTACAAACTTCATTCACCACAACCCTGCTCTAGAAGCACAGAATAAAGTAGGTGACCGCCTACATGAGATGAGTGCCTCTCAGCTACATTCCCTTGTGATCCAACTAAACGCGGAACTTAAGAACCGTACAGTTAGCACTAAGGACTACGATAAGAACCGTTGTCGTCAGTCTAAGGTTGATAGTAAGCAACGAGGTCTTATTCGTCGGTGGCTGTACTCAAATAAGTGGTCTGAAGAAATCTACTACGACCTACGAGATAAAATCTTGGGTAACAAAGTCGACGTTACAGATGCTGGTTAGATGGTACAGGTTGTTTGTGCAACATCTTAATAATGATTTCCATGAAGAACACCACCCAAGGCCTCGTAACAAGCCCGATGCTTTAACGAAGGGCTAATTAACTGTACAATAGGATTACTTGAATGAGCTTTAGTTATGATGACACAGACCTTACTACGGCTACGCCTTCAGGACGACTTAATGCTACACGCCTACTCTTGGGGGATACTAACTCTAGCGACCCTCAAGTACAAGATGCTGAAGTAGTATTCTCCCTCTCTGAGAATGGTGACAATGTTTATTACGCTGCTGCTTGGTTGGCTCGTGTAGTATCCTCTAAGTACGCTCGTGAGGTAGATACAGAACTTGATGGGCAACTGTCTGCCGACTTCTCACAACTAGCTAAGTCCTACTCCAAGTTGGCGGATAGCCTTGAGTATCAAGCTAAGACCTCAGGTGCTAAGCTAGGTGTCTACGCTGGTGGTATCACTAAGACAGGTATTGAGACTGCTAGGCTACAGACTAACCGTGTACAGCCTTCATTCCGTAGGGACCAATTCCATAACCCACCTAATGCTAATGGCCGTGTAATCAGCTACGACGAGTGAGGAACCTTAGATGTCTACACTGATGAGCAGTAAGCTCCTAGCCCTAGTCAATCGCTATGGTACTGTAGTTACCCTGACCAAGAACGCCTATGGTTCATACGATCCTGCTACGGGTTCTGTAGGCACCAATACACCTGTAAACTACACAGTCAAGGGTTACTTTGCTGAGTACGACCTCACGGAGATTAACAACGATAGTATCGTGATGGGTGACCGTAAGGCCCTACTCCCTAGTGTAGACACAAGTGGTGTAGCCTTACCCGAACCTGACATGGATGATATTATCGTAGGCCGAGGTGATACAGTTAAGGTTGTAGGCGTCTCAAAGATTTACTCAGGTGATACCTTA